GGCGACCAAGAGCGGGGATCCAGCTCCAGCTCACAACCCTGAGGGCTGGGTGAATCAGGCCCTGTACTACTACCGCGAGCGCGACGAGGTCGGCCTGCAGCGGTTCCTGCGCAGCGTGTTCAAGGCGACGACCATGGAGAAGTCGCAAGCATGAGAGCAGAGCCTGTCTCGCATGCGGCCGACCGCTCCATGCTGGTCCCGCCCGGCAAGCTGGTGAAGACCGGCTATGTCGATGTCTTCAACTGCCGCCACGCGTGCCGGGAAAGAATGGCCGCTGGCGATGTCGCGCACGCATTCCAGAAGATGCTGCAGCTTGGCGAGAACGGATCATGGCCACCGCCGCGCGGGCACTGGGAAGGCGAGACATTCGTGGTTGTGGACGGCCGGCATGAGCACGTAGCCGCCATCATGGCCGGTCGCTCCCACCTGCTTGTGGCGTGGCTTGCATGAAGCTCGCCACTCTGAAGCCCCGCCTGAACACCGTGCCGGGAAGGCTGCAGCTAGCCGCCACTCTGAGCTCCCAGCGCCTAAGAGGCCGAGCAGCAGTTGAGCGCCGATCCTCCTACCTTCGCCTGCACCCCCTGTGCGTCAGGTGCGATGAGCAAGGCAGGGTGGCAGCCGCCACCGTTCCCGACCACCGCATCCCCCTGTGGGCAGGCGGGCCGGACGACCTCGAGAAAAACGGCGACGCACTGTGCACCGAGCACCACGACGCCAAGACCGCATGCGAGACCAGGATGCGCGCGGCCGGCGGGTGGATGTCGACGCCGTGCATCTGCGAGCAGCACGCCGGCTGACGGCAGAGTACACAACCCGACACTCAATCGTTCAAAGCATTTGATCGATCGAGGGGGTATGGGGGTTGAATCCCTGCTACTGCCGAGTCCGGAAACCAGTTGGTCCCGCACGCGCAGATTAAATCGGCCGTATGAATTGCCGTCCGAATCGGTTTGAATTCCAAAATCATTGAAATGGATTGAACATGCCCAGAGGCGGAGCCCGCCCGGGCGCTGGAAGGCCCCGGAAGAATCCTGATGCGCTGGCCAAGCCCAAGGTGCGGGCGAAGGCGAAGAAGGCAAGCAACCCGGGCCTCGGTCGCGGCATGACGCTGCCGAACGGGGAGAAGTCGCCCGACGCGCCGCCGGACTGGCCGTTCGGCACGAAGCCGCCGCAGGAGCCCGAGAAGCCCGTCGATCCGGAGTCGGATGACGGCCTGACGGATGAACAGCGCGCCGGCCTGACGCCGCTCGAGTACCTGCTGGCGGTGATGCGCAGCCCCACGGCTTCGAAGAGTGCGCGGATGCAGGCCGCCATCCAGGCGGCACCGTACATGCATCCGAAGCTGGCGCAGAAGGGCAAGAAAGAGGCTGCGCTGGACGACGCCAAGACGAAGCCGAGCCGGTTTGCGGCTGCTGCACCGCCGCGGCTGGCGGCTGCCGGCGGTAAGCGGGTTACCTGATGGCGACCAAGGGGCGGGAAAAGGCGGCGCGACGCCGCGTGCGAAAACATGCGGGCGTGCCGCAGTGGAGTACGTCGTGTCCCGATTGGGCCGATCGGCTGCGCTCCGGCCGCTCGATCATCCCGCCGCCCATCTTCAAGGACCAGGCGCAGGCGGCGCTGGCCATCTTCAAGCAGCTGCAGGTCGTGGACCTGCCGAAGACCGTCTGGGATCCGTCCCTTGGTCAGGACGGCGCGTACCGGAGCCCGAACTTTGGCGAGTGCTCCGAGCAGTGGGTCTTTGATTTCGTCGCTGCGATCTTCGGTGCCTACGACATCGACACCGGCAAGCAGCTGATTCGCGAGTTCTTCCTGCTGATCAGCAAGAAGAACACCAAGTCGACGATCGCGGCCGGGATCATGCTGACGGCGGTGATCCTTTGCTGGCGCAACGAGGAGGAGCACCTGATCCTGGCTCCGACCAAGGAGGTTGCGGACAACAGCTTCAAGCCCGCGGCGGGGATGGTTCGGGCCGATGATGAGCTTTCGGCCCTGTTCCACATCCAGGACCACGTCCGCACGATTACCCACCGAGTTACCCGGGCGAGCCTGAAGGTGGTTGCGGCCGACACCGACACCGTGTCGGGCAAGAAGGCCGGCCGGATCTTGGTGGACGAACACTGGCTTTTCGGCTCCCGTTCGAACGCTGCGGCGATGTTCATGGAGGCCACCGGCGGGCAGGTGTCGCGCGAGGAAGGCTTCGTCATCTACCTGTCCACGCAGAGCGAAGAGCCGCCGGCGGGCGTGTTCAAGGAGAAGCTGCAGTACTACCGCGACGTGCGCGACGGCAAGGTGCACGACCCGAAGTCGCTGGGCGTGCTCTACGAGTTCCCGGACGACATGATCGAGTCCAAGGCGTATCTGGACCCGGCGAACTTCCACATCACGAACCCGAACATCGGCCACTCGGTCAGCGCCGAATGGCTGGAAGACCAGCTGCGCAAAGTGCAGGCGCGCACGGATGGCGCCTTCCAGACGTTCCTGGCCAAGCATCTGAACGTCGAGATCGGCCTGAACCTGCGCTCCGACCGCTGGGCCGGCGCCGACTTCTGGGAAGACGCGGCCGAGCCTGGCCTGACCCTGGAGTCGCTGATCGAGCGCTGCGAGGTGATCGTCTTCGGGATCGACGGCGGCGGCTTGGACGACCTATTGGGGCTGTGCGCGATCGGCCGCGAGCGCGGAACGCGCCGGTGGCTCTCGTGGAACAAGGCCTGGGCGCACGAAATCGTGCTGCAGCGGCGCAAGGAGATCGCGCCGCGGCTGAAAGACTTCGAGCAGGCCGGCGACCTTGTGCTGGTGAAGAACCCGGGCGATGACGTCCAGGAGGTCGCGGAGCTGGTTTGCCGAGTGCGGGATGCCGGCCTGCTGCCGGAGAAGAACGCGATCGGCGTGGACGCCTCGGGCATCGCGGACATCGTGGATGCCCTGACGGCGCCGGAGCGTGGCATCTCGATGGAGCAGATCGTTGCCGTGCGGCAGGGGTACACCTTGAACGGCGCGATCAAGACCTGCGAGCGGCGAATCGCCGGCGGCGAGATGGTGCACGCCGACCAGGACCTGATGGCCTGGTGCGTCGGAAACGCGCGGATCGAGGACAAGGGCAACGCCATCATCATCACGAAGGCAGCCTCTGGGAAAGCCAAGATCGACCCGCTCATGGCGACGTTCGATGCCGTCTCGCTGATTTCGCTCAATCCGGCCGCCGCGGCCTTTAGATCCTTCTGGGAAACCGCCTGATGAAAAAACACCTGCAGATGATTGCAGCGCGGGCGGCCGGTGGGCTGCGAGCGCTCGCGAAACTGGCGATCGGCTGGCGCCCGGATGCGCTCATGGCCGCCGGCGCTTCCAGCATCGCTTACGGCGCGTGGCTGATGTACGAGCCAGCTGGCTTCATCGTCGGCGGCTCTCTCCTTCTCACTGCCGGGATCCTCGCGGCGCGGAAGGTTGCCTGATGGGATTCCTGTCTTCGCTCGTTGCGCCCGGCCCGCGCGCTCAAGCGTTCGACGAGCCATTCTGGGCGGAGCACTTCACGATCAAGTCGACGGCCGGCAAGAGCGTGACCGCGCAGAGCGCCCTTGGCGCAATGTCGGTGCTGGCGTGCACGAAGGTGATCTCGGAGGATGTGGCGCAGGTCTCCCGGGGTTTGTACAAGAAGCTCAAAGGCGGCGGCAGTGACGAAGTCCGCGATCATCCGATCGCCAAGCTGTTCCTGCGCCGCGCGAACGAGTGGCAGACTGGCTTCGAGTTCCTCGAGACGCTGGTGATCCATTGCGCGCTGGCCGGCCGGTTCGTTGCCTTCAAGAACGTGGTTCGCGGGCAAGTTCGCGAACTGATCCCATTCCAGCCGCATGAGATCACGCCATGCCTGGAGGACCTGGGCGACGGCAGGCGGCGCCTGATCTACCGCGCAACGCTGAACGGCGATAGTCTCGACTTGCCGCCGTCAGCGGTGTGGCATGTGAAGGGGCCGAGCTGGAACGGCTGGGACGGCATGGAGTTCCTGAAGCTGGCGCGCGAAGCCATCGGCTTGTCGATAGCGACCGAGGAATCGCACGCCCTGATGCACGCCAACGGCGGGCAGGCTTCGGGGATGTACAGCGTCGATTCCCCACTGGACGACAAGCAGTACAAGCAGCTGCGCGACTGGATAGAGAAGTCGATCACCGGCACGAACAAGTTCAAGCCTTTCGTTCTTGACCGCGGCGCGAAGTGGATCCAGACCGCGATGTCGGGCGTGGACGCGCAGCACATCGAGACGCGCAAGTTTCAGATCGGCGAGGTCTGTCGCGGCATGCGGGTCATGACCATCATGATCGGCCTGGACGACAAGACAACGACCTTCGCCAGCGCGGAACAGATGTTCCTCGCGCATGTGAAGTACACGCTGGGCGCGTGGTTCAAGCGCATCGAGGAGTCGATTGCCGCGAACCTGCTGACCGAGGACGAGTGGGCGCAGGGCCTGTACTTCAAGTTCCGCCCGGTGTCGCTCCTGCGCGGCTCGGAGAAGGACCGCGGCGACTTCTACTACCGGCTGTGGCTGATGGGCGCGCTGAACGCGAACCAGATCCGGGACATGGAGGAAATGAACCCGTACGTTGGCGGCGATGTATACCGCGTGCCGGTCAACACCGCGCCCACCGACGCCGACCCGAATGCCGACGACCCGCTGCTCAAGCCGGGAGGCGATCCGGGTAAGAACCGGCGCCTGAATGTCGGCCGCGTGCTCTCCGCGCGCAACGAGCGCCGCATCCGCGACGCTGATTCCATGCTCAACGAAGTGCTCGCCGAGCTCGACGAAGAGCCCAAGGAGTAGACCATGTCCAAGAAGCTTTTCGACCTCGCTCCGCTGCGAGGCGCGATGAACCGTTGCCCGGCGAAGATGGGCCCGGGCGTGCTGCGGCTCGATGCTGACAAGCAATCCGACGAGGCCGACGTCTTCGTCTACGGCGACATCGGCGGGTGGTGGGGCGGCGTCAGCGCGGAGGAGTTCGCCAAGGAGATCGCCGCGCTCGACGTGAAGACGATGAACGTGCGCCTCAATAGCCCAGGCGGTCTCGTCTTCGAAGGCGTGGCGATCTACAACGCGCTGGCCCGGCACTCGGCAAAGGTGATCGTGCACGTCGAGGGCATCGCAGCGAGCATCGCCTCTGTCATTGCGATGGCAGGCGATGAAATCCGCATCGCCGAGGGCTCGCGCTTCATGATCCACGACCCGTGGACGATCGTCATGGGCAGCGCGGACGACCTGCGCGCAGAAGCCGACGTTCTCGAGGGGTTGAAGTCCGACCTGATCGACATCTACGCCGCGCGCACCGAGCAAACGCGCAATGACCTGTCGGACTGGATGACGGTCGAGACCTGGCTGAGCGCGCGCGAGGCCGTGGACAAGGGTTTCGCCGACAGCATGACGCCCGCCAAGAAGAAGGAAA